TCAAAAAGGAATCCAACTTCACCAGTTTCAGCATAAAGTTCATTTAAACGCTTAATGCGAAGACTGAGTGCGTTTACAGTCCAATACTTCGTGAAGTCACCGAACATGCCCACATACTGATTGGCAGTAAATGTATTCGGGACGTATTCGGACATCATCATCGGGCGACCAAGAAGCTGATCTACCGCACCAATCTGGTCGGACATTTCAAACATATAGTAGCCGTCGCCGGTTTTCAGTTTGGCAATTTTACCAACGGAGTCACGGTGAAAGAGCCACTGAGCGGTTTTCATGTACTGTGCCTTCAGGCTGTACTTGGCGGCTTTCAGGGCATCAGGGGTAAAGCCGAAGCCGTTAGCGCCGGAATCCATGTCGGTTGTAATGTCGCGGCTGGTCGGAATACCTTTAGCAGAAGCCGTGAACAGGCCGAGAGGTTCCTGATCGCCGGTGCCGAGCAGATACATGTACTCCTTGGTAATGGAGATAATGTAGGTCATTGCGTTGATTGCAATGGTTTCTGCGTTCATGCCGTCAGCACGAAGCATCTTCTCAGAAATCTTGATGCTGTCACGCATAAGGTGTGGTTTGAACTCACGTTTGCCGAATGCCAGAGCGGTGTTCTCAGAAACCTTGGCAATTTCGTTGAGCATTTTCGGGCGAGTCGGGTAGGTTTCCAGTGAAGGAAAACCGAGGCCGTTAGTGTTGCTAGTGGTGTGCTGTGTCGAAGCTGCTTCAATGAACACTTCGTCATGGACACGCTCGATAAGCTGCTGGTTGAACTCCTGCGGTGCGTTCAGGAAACCGGCCTGGGTATCGCTACCAGTTGTCAGGCTACGCTTCTCTTCGTCGTTCAAAGTGTGCATACCTTCAAGCAGAACCTTGCGGAAGGCGACGGAACGAATTTCTTCAGCGGGGGATTTAACGCCCTTGCGCTTTTCGCCGTCATTCTGTCTTTCCAGTTCAGCAGCAAGACCGCGTTTCTCTTCGTTACTGAGTTCGGTTTCCCGCTCAATCTCTTTGCCGAAACGCTTTACATCGTTCATGTGGGCGTCATACTGACGAACTTCGTCCTCATTCATGTCGCGTTTGGCGTTGTCTGCTGCGTCTACGAACTTGCGAGCTTCGGTCAGCGCAGTGCCTCTTTTTTCAATCAATTCCCTAACATCTGCCATTTCGTACTCCTTTGGTTACTTTCCAAAGCAACCTTTTTGATTTAGACTCCCAACATTTCCAACTCTCTGCGTCTATGATTAATCTTGCGCTGACGCTCGCTTTCAACTTCTTGCTCACGTTTAATTATTTCTGCATTTTCTTCTTCAGATTTCAACTTCAGTAGCGACCTTACGGCGCATGACGTTGAAGTATACGCGGGGTAAGTTACAGGCGAAACGTCGTATAAACGTGATACATTAAAGATCGACCGAATCCACATACCGCCGCTGTCTTTTGCCCAAGTACAACCGTCCTCCGCCACGGAAAACCCGAAGCTGCACTGGTGGATATCTTTTCGTTGCATTGAACGTGATAGGTCTTTTACATAAGAAATTTCCATATCAGGGTCAACTGACCATTTCAAACCACGTTCGTCTTCGTTAAGCCGTAATGTACCTGACGTACTACGTCCAAGAATTAGGGAAGGTTCGTGATTGAACAAAGCACACACGTCTGAAGTTTTCAAAGCTTCAGAAAAGCACCCTGGCATTAGCAACTCGCGAAAGCCACCGAGGTCTTCAGACAGGGAGTTAAAGTTAGCAGCATAGCCTTCCATTGTAGCAGACTTCTTACCAATGGAAGGTTCTGCGACTCGCATTTCAACCGTGTGAGTTCGACGTTCAATGTCGTCTGTTTTTTCAAAGTCTTCAGGTTTCATCTCAACCTCCGATCTGTGCGATAAGGTAGTTATCTACACCAGACTGAGTTATTTGGTAAATATTCGATTCGATGTCGTTAAGGTGCTTTTGTTCCTCGCCCAAAATATGTTCAAGCAAAGCGCGAGTTGTATAATCCTTTTCAGCAGCCGCCAATTCAATACCTTCAGTGTAAGCCGTAATTGCAGTTATTTCCGAAGTCTGATCGTTGGGGAACATTTCAAGAACTGTGCTACCCACATTTACAGCGTCTATATTCTCAAACAGCGGAACGCCTTCAAGAAACAAAATGCGGTCAATAAGTTCTTGAGCGTGTTCGCGCTCTTGATTCATACGTTCGGTTATATAATCAACGAGTTTTGAATATCCCCAATTAGCTACCATTCTTGCGTGGGTGCTATATTGAACTATTGCCGAATGTTCAGAAGCAAGTAGACTGTTCAATTTTGCAATTACTTTGGGATCGCCTTTCATCCGAACAACTCCTTCTTCTTGGCGGCGAATGCTACAAGCATTTCATGTGGCATCAGCGGCTTCAGAAAGTTAAGTAACTCTTCGTATTTAAGTGCAACGTCAACAACCGGAGCTTCTTCAACTACCGTAAGTTCAGGTGCAACTTCTTCAACTATTGTATCTTCAGTCTTAGCCATTAGTTTTATCCTCCACTTTTGGGTCAACTACTTCAGGTTTTGCAGCGTCAGCTTTCGCAGCAGGTAACGCTTTTGGTTCAGGCGGGTTCAACACGTTCTTTGCAGCCTGAATACCACTGCTTATGTACGTAGCGTTAGACTCTTCTGTGTTGTAAGGACTTTCACCCTCTTTACGCTTAATGTCGTCAGGTGTCAGTGACCCTGTACCAAATCTAGCTGTATAATAAGTTGACCTTGAAACCATGTCGCCACGCATCAATTCGTCAAAATCAAACTTAAAATAATAATCTTTTTCAGAAGCCAACAACAAATCTTTAGCAAGCCGCTGTTCAAAGTTCACAAAGTCAGGTTGCATTGACAACGTTACAAACATCTGCATGATAACTTCAGCACTGGCAAACGTTTGGTTCTTGTCGCCAGAACGATGAATTAGCATCATCGGGATATCAAGGAACGAGCAAAGGTCTTCAACTTGAAACTTGCGACTTTAACAAAATTGACTGTCTTGCATCGTCATACTTAAACTTGAAATACCCATTCCATTTTCAAGAATAATTGTTCTGTGGGAATTTTCTGCGCCTGAGTAAGTGTCAAGCTGTTTCTTCAGTCTGTCAAACGCCGGATCATCCAGTTTAGCAGGGTGAGTAAACACCTTGCCAATTTGAGCGCCGTTGGTAAACAGTCGTGCGCCTTGCTCTTCCATTGCCAGCGACAAGCCTGCCGATTCTGCAAACATCCGTACTACAGTTTTACCCACAATACCGTTATCGCTCAGACCTCTTACGTGTAGAACTTCTCTTGCTTTCAGAATTACAGTTTTAGCGTTAAACGGAAAATACTGATAAAACAATTCCGAACCAACAGGAGGCGGCGGCGAGTTGTCGTACATGTAATAAATTGCGCCGGAAGGTGTCTTAACAAACGGCCAAACTCTGTCAGGGTGCATCGGAACAAGTTGGTTCAATGCGCGGCCTGGGGTAGACTGAATGTAGCTGTAGAAGTTGCCTCTAAGCTGTAGGTGAAGCATTCCCATCAAGCGCCATTCATAAGATGTCTGCCACGGATTCGGGCTTAGGTGAAGTTGCTCGTACAGCCTGAACTTCTCAGCAATTTCGTGACCGCCGTTCGGAAGCTTCTTCATTATGTGCAACGGCAACATAGCAAAGCATTTAGCGCGGCGATTAACACACGCATAAACAGTCGATATATTCAGAGCTGAGTTAGCATTTACATTTTGGCCCGAACGAGTTGCCCCACCACCGCCAAAAAAGTTACTCAGCGCAGGATCACCTTTTAAACCTATTGTTGCGCCGGTATCGGCGCGAGTTTCAAAGAGCGAACTGAGAAATCCCATCAGTTTTCACCGATAGGATTAGCTTTAGCAATAACCTCAGCGCGAGCTTTAACAAGCCCTGTGGCAATTAACAGGATACCAAGTACAATGTATGAAATGGGGATTGAAAGCTGATAGACGCCGAAAAAGACGGCAATTATTCCAAGCAGGAACAAGCAGACAGACACGTCGGGCATTATGTTGGCAAGTTTTTTAAGCATGGTTTCCCGGTCAGTTATTATCCGACAAAGGATCGTTTGTTTCGGCAAATCTCGCTTGCGGTTAAGCGGATTCGGTTTGTTGTATATGCAGATACTACGATTTATACGGCAAGTCAAGAATTATTTTAAGGTAGATAAAATAAAATAGAAAAGCCCCGCAAAATTAATTGAAGGGCTTTTCACCTAAAGGTCATTTAGGTATTACGTGTTCCGTGCAGATGCTGAGTATTACCTAAGCATGGTGAATCTTATACTTTAAAGATTGTCGTTTGTCAAGTGGAAATAATATGAAAAGGCGCTTTCACTCCAATTACTACGCTTTCAGCAGATTCGAGTGCTTTTGTAATTCTGCTCTCTACGGACATTTTCATATCTTTAGTAGTAAACAAGCTACCTTTTGCAGCTGCGTCACCGCAACCAACTACGTCGTAATTAACTTGAGTAATTATACTGAAATCGTTTTGCATTCTGAACAATTGATCTTTATAGCCAATTAGAAACGTGCCCCCTTGATCTACCGAATTATTAATTTTGCAGAAGCCTCCGTCTTTCAAACAACTTCGTACCGAATTAACAAAAGTAGTTCGCATAAACTTGTCCATGTTTTCAAGTTTAGTTGGTCTACCTTCAGGAATGACAAGACTGTATTCAAGCAAGTCCAGCATTCTAAAGCTGGTAGTGCCACCAATAATAAAATCACCAACTTTAAATACCTTCGGGTGATTACAATTTTCATACGTGTATGAATCCGAACCGC